CCGCACTCACAAGGCCGATTGCGTAAATGTTCAGCAGCTTGAAAATGGCTTCCTCTGCGACATTGACTTGCTCTTCCAGTGGGCCAATTTGGCCACGCTGCAAGTCCAGGATGTTGACGCGAGGGGCGCATGTCACCAGCTTGATCGGCAGGGTGGACATTGAGGGCGTATCCATGCTGGATTTGAACTGCCCGCTTTCATCCAGCCAATGGGCGGTATGCTCCGGGTCCGTTGCCAATTTCACCGTTCCCACCATGGGACTTTTCACATTAAGCAAAAGCGGCGTAACGTCCTTTTGCAGGATGTCGGCTTCCATGAAAAGCACCAATTCAGCCGCGATCGCAGCAAGCCCCTTATTGGTGTTGTTCACATGAGCCTTGCGGTATGTGTCGTAGAGATGACTGGCGAGCGCGTTCATCACCTCAGATCGCTTCACTCTCGGTCCGATATCGGTAGGCATGACGTTTCTCCTTTCATCCCTAGAAATAAATCTTGATGTCGTATCCGCTTTCAGCGGAAATCACGATACCGAGGGCAACCGCACCGCCGCCCGCAGCATATTTAGTAAAGAATCCGCTGGAATGACCCATCACCTTGTCGCCAGCAACGAGCGTTACGGCGACTTCGGTGGTGTCCAGATGGATCAACGCGCCATAGCCCCAAACGACAGTGGCTAAAGCTTCTTTATCGGGGTCTGCCAGAAGGATACCGGCCGGCATTTCCGTTGCGACCGTAAGCGGCTCGAAAGTGTCATCATCGGCCACTTTCATAAGCTGGCCCGATGTCGAATCAGAATCTACGGTGCCGGTTCCGTGCTGTACGGTTTGGCCCGGATAATAGATTTTCATTGGTCGTCCTCCTCACACTGATTGATGAAAGCTCGGACCTTTTTTGCGTCGTCACTCAGATCACTATTTTTGCCGCCGTCGCCCATACTTTTGGGCTTCGGAATATCCAAAAACCTGTTGGCCGTGGATGTCTGCTTGCCCTTGTCGTCAACGGGGTCGGCTTCCGGTTCGGCATCGGCTTCCGGGGTGGGTTCCGCTTCGGCCTTGACGGGGATTTCTTCAACTTCCGCCTTGATTTCCGCCAAGGCTTCATCGGTTTTCCCCATCAATTTTCCGGCGTAGGCTTTGCGGGTTTTTTCATCGTAGATAACGCCCCGCGCCTCCTTCGCGACGATGATCGATTCCACCAGCGCCTCTTTTTCCTTGCCCTGGTATTCGGCCAAGTCGTCGGTCAATTTCTTGTTGGTCTTGGCGAGCTCGGTGTTTTCCGCTTTGAGCGCTTCATTTTCCGCTTTGAGAATTTCCAGATCGGAGGCTTTTGCAGCTACGTTCTCAGCCCCCTTGTCCGGCGTCTTCCCTTCATCTTTTGGGTCCATTTCAGCCTCCGGTTCTTTGTTATTTTTGGTAAGCCGCGCTGCCGCAGCCTGGATAATCATGGCGTCTTCATCCGCACCCGGATTTTCCATGCAGGACCATCCGAATGGGGTTACGTTCGTCATTAGAATTGCGGCCTTGCCCCGCGAAGTCACCGCGTAGCTGCCGTCATGCAATTGTTTTTTGACGAGGTGTTCGCAGATGTCATTCACGTCAGTAAACGACTTGCCGCAAATAGAGCATTTCCCCTCCGAATAATTGATCTCCCATGATCCGTATTCGAATTGCCTATTCTTTATGATGTTCCAGCCGTGTTTTGAGACATCATTGGTGTCGTAAACTTCGGCCTTGAACAGAATGGCTTCCTTGCCCTTCAGGTCTTTGCCTTTCCACATTTCCAGCATGCGCCCGATAATCTCTTCAGCGCTGCCTAATGGGTGCTCATCCCCTGCCTTTTTCGGGGTGGTTTTTTTCATCCGAATGGCGAGATATTTACCGGAGTTTTTCTGGCGATAGAATCCGGCAATCATTTTATCGGCTTCATGATCGTCCAATTGGTTGCCGTTCAAGTTCGTGCCGATATGCCCATAAACTCCCGTAAATTGCTGGCCTTCCAAGACCTCTAAAACGGTATGTTTGGCGTTATTTGCCGTGGCGCGTAAAAGTGAATTCGACATCACGAAATTACCTCCTCGGTTTTCTCTGGCGCTTCCGCCGTTTCCGCTATCGGGGCAATTTCCATGAGGTTGGTGACGATCTTATCGGCTAGGTGATAGTCAATCGCCTCCAATTCATTGAAGTAAAAATCGCGCTTTCCTTCGGGGTCCAATAGCATTTTATTGGCGAGCGTGGCTTGGTCCATCCCAAGGTTTTTTGCCAAAATGGAAAGCAATATTTCATTCAGCCGTTCCGCTTCTTCCAAATCGGCCTTGGCGTCTCTGAGGTGGCCCCATGCAATCGTCGATACCTCGTGTATCATGACGGTTGAATTGGGGATAAGGAGGCGCTTGCCCTTGGTTCCGCATGAAAACAGGACCGCGCCCGCCGACATTGCCGCGCCGAAACAGACGGTGCGAAAATCAACGCCCGCAACTTCCATAACGCCGATCATCGGGAACAACCCATAAATGGAGCCGCCGTAAGAGGCGATGCAAATTGTAATATCCTGCTCGGCATCCTCTCGAAGCAGATCGTAAATTTGGCTTGCAAAATCCTGAGCGCCATAAAGGCTGAAATCCGTCACCCAAACCGTGCGGGGAAATCCCCTTTGCGGTTGCTGGATAACGATGGAAGGCGTCGGATCAACTTCGTTCTGACTTCCCATATTGACGGAAAATTGCAAATTGGTTGAAATGGATTGGACTCGCGGGGGTTGAGCCATTACCGGTCTGCCGTCTTCATTTGCTACCGGCTCGACTTTTGCCTTTTCCGCTGCCGCCTCTTGATTTTCATTCTTTTTTTCCATGCGCTTCTCCCGGTTACGAAAAAAGCGTATGCACAGATTATTTTTTTTTCGGGATTGGTACGGTTTTTCAGAAAAGTATATTTATCCGCTACATGGACCACTTATTGTAGAATTTACTTTAGGTATTTAAGCAGCTTCTAAAAAGGCTTCCGGCGTCATGTCAATCGAACTGGCCTCCGGGATAATCGTGCAACAGCATCCAGGGTGGGCGGGCAATCCAGGCAGGTCTTTTATTTTGTAGGTTACACCGTGACGGGGTAAGCAGATTCCGCAAACATTATCTTTTTCACTGGTCAGCCACGTTACTTCCCGCACTCCAATCTTTTCATGGAATGCCAGCTTCCCCATATTGTGGACGCGGTTATTTTCCGTGGCCGCTATCAATTGCATTCGATTTGCAGCGCTTGGAAAAACACGGCCGCCCGCATGCCTGAATTTCTCTGGGTCAATCGGGACGTGGCCTAGCTTCCGGACCGTTTCATAAAGTGGATCGCCGGAGATCATGGACGTTGCGAGAGTGCCTTTTATTTTTTGCTTGATCTCATTCGCCACGTCTCCGGCAAGCTCTAATCTGTAGGCTGATAAAAACTGCAACCCTTCGGTGCTGATAATGCCTCTGGCATTGGTTGCTAATTCGCCGACTTGTTTCTTTGTCAGATCGCCCCATCCACCGGGGGCCTTCTGGTCAACCACATCCTGGACGCCCCAAAAGAGGCCGTTATCAATTGCCGCCTTGGTCTGCGCCTCAACCAGTTTAGCCTGGCGGGCAAATGCCTGATCGATGGATTTATCAATATCTTTTTGCAGGCCGGCCATGCCCCTTTTGCGTTTCGCCGGAGTGTTGAATTTCGGATTGTGATCAAAATCCTTAATCGTCTTGCCGATTTCCTCGCGGGCCGTCGCCATTTCCCGCTGCATGTCCATGACCTGCTTGCGGGTGAGCGCATCAACTTCCTTGCTGGCCTGCTCGGTGGATTTTCGGATTCGTTCGGATAGATCGGCCGCGACAGATAAAAGCGGCATCATGCCGAATTGTGGTTGATCTTTCAGGGCCGCATTGGCTGCCGGGTGTGCATGCCCGCAAGTGCCGGACCAATCTTGTGAATACCATGCAAGCAGGGTGGTGAAGGCCGCAAATTTGGCCGGAGCCATTCCACGGCGAAAAGCCAGCCGGGGCACTTACTTGACCTTTTTGGGTGGTTTTTTCTTCGTGGCTGTTTTCTTGTCGGCTTCCATTTTACTTTGCAGGGCCAGCATTTTATGGGCGACGGAATTGAAATTTTTCTCTTCTGATTTCTTGGTCAACGCCGCCGCTACTGATTCCAATTCCTCTTCTGAAATTCCCAACACCGCCGCCGCTACCTTGGGGGTGAACACTTGCGCCTGGACCAACGCGGCCATTTCACCGGGTGTCATATAATTGCGAATTCGCAACATCTCGGCGGCCAATCGGGCTTCTTCTTGATCGGGATCAACGCCACGTCGTTCCAGGTAAGTGCGCCTTGAGATAAGCGCCCGGTCAACCGCTTCCCGATCTTCCCGGACTTCCCATTCTTCATCATCGACCCGCAAGCCCGTGAAGAAATACCCAATTTTTACGTCTTCGGCGATCCCAATTGCTTTTCTAACTTCGGGATCATTGAAAAACCAGATCATCAAGGATTTGATTTTTTGGGCCAATCGTTTGATCTGGAAAGTTTTCGCCTTGAAAACAATGCGGGCCGTGCTGAAATTCGGCCCCTCGCCGGTAATGAATATCGGCTCCAAGTCATGCGCCATCGCAATTTGATTTGTCTGTAAAACAATTCGTTCGGTTGTATTGAGAATGTCGCCCTCGACGCCCTTTTGCACGATTTCAACGAAAGGATCGGTCACGAGGGCTTGCCGCTGATCCATGGTGTTCAAGGTCGTTTGCATTTTTTGGAGGTCGGCGGCTTTCGGGATAAACACTTTATTGCCGACAGCCCCGCCAAGCTTGACCAACCGGATCACATTGACAAATCGTTTTGCAATGGAGTTTTCAGCTTTTCGCAAATTCAACAGAATCGGAATCTTGTCGAGCGCCGCCGTGGTCAAGCCATCGGCCCTTTTGTTTACGCCATCTTCTTCTTGGTATTCCAATCGCAGATAACGCCAAGCGTCTAAAGTTTCACCTTCCCATGTTCCATCCTGGGCAACCACCTTGCGGTCCTCGGTCGTGTACTGTTCGAGTTTGACAAGCTTTCCAGCTTCATAGGTGATCTTGAGCGACAAGGGATTTATCGCCCTCAATCGTATCGTGCCATCGTCTTCACGGTGCTTGAAAACTCCGACTTCGCCCTTGACGATTAGGAGCACAAGCACCTGCCAGAGCGATTCGTACATGCCAACTTTTTGCTCGTACTCTTCAATTTTTTCGCGCTCTTCTTCTTTTTTCGTGAGGTATTTGATGCCGTCGCCAAGAACGAAAGTACACCAGCAATGGACCGGCTTCTTGACCGCATCGACTTGCATGTAATACAGCCAGCACAGCTTTGCCCGATCATCCCATTCTTTCGGAACCGGGTCTTCATCTTTTGTGCCGGTATAATCGCTAATCCGTGCAGCAACGGCTTGAACGCCACTCGCTACACTTTCGAATGAAATGTTGACTGCGCTGAGGAGTCTATCGGCAATTTTATTCGGCATCGCGCCCTTCCGGTTTTTTTCAACCGGGAAGGTACGAACGAATTTAGAACTTTATGGATTGGTATGGGTTTTCAGAATTGCTTAGATTTGATCCACCGCCGCTTGCATATCGCCATCGTTGCAATGCGTGTAGATTTGGGTTGTGACTATGCTCGAATGCCCCAAGAGTTCCTGTGTTAGCCTCATATTTTTGGTAGAGGATAGAAGTAGGGTCGCAAAGGTATGGCGCAAGGAGTGCGGGGAGATTTCTTTTATCCCGGCCTTTTTACACCACACCTTGAGCCGATTTCTGATTTGCTCGGTGGTGATATGCCCCTTGCCAAATCGTCCCGTGAAGAAATAGCCGTTGTCCCGATGGACCTTTTCCCGATCCTCAAGCCATTGGCCCAACACACGGGAGACCGTTGCGGATAAAACCTTGACCTGCTCCTTCCCGCCTTTCGCCTGAATGATTATGTGCCGAGCATCGATCCAGTCGGCAATTTTCAAAGTGGCAACCTCAGCCACTCGCAACCCGGCCCCGACCATCATTTGAATAATTGCCAAATCGCGCATGGCGTTTTTATCATCGCTATCCGTGATGGAATAAATCAGCGTATCCCGTTCCTGCTCTGACAGGTATTGACGTGGCGCATGATTCACCCGTCTGGTTTTGAGCAATCGCGCCGGATCAATGGAAACAAGGGCCGTCGCCTCTGCCCATTTGAAAAAGGATTTCACCGCCGAGACGCACCGATAAATGGAAGCATCCGAAAGGTTACTCCCGCGCAATCCCAAAACGAATTGATCCAAATCGCCCGGCGTGGCTTCCATCGGATCAACGAATTCGGCCAACCGCACAAGGTCTCGACCATATGCCGAAAGGGTATGGGGGCTGTGACCATTGGCGGTAAGGTGGTTGAGAAAATTATTGATTGAAGTCATTTGCTAATTTTCCCCATAGAATAATTTGCAGCCTTCGCCGTTACGCCAAAGGCGGGCAGCAATTTTGATGTGTATTTTACGACCTGTTCTTTCGTTTACAGCATCCCATTCGATCCGGCCCCGTTCCCCTTTCACATCGGTAATTATTACTTTGCAGACATGCCCGCTTATCAAGGTGTAATATTTCTCGCCAATTTCGACGCTCTCTTTATTCATTTTTTTTGTTCTCCCGTTCGTATCGGATAACTTCAGCAATTGGAACGAAGCGCATTCGGCCCCTTCGATATGCCGCCAATTTCCCGTATTGGTTTATCATTGCGGCCAATGTGGACCGCGCAATTCCAGTCCTTTCAACCACCTTTGAAACAGTCAAATTCGGGAGCGAAAGGATTGTGTCCTCGTCGGCTTTCTGAAAATCCTTCAATTTTATTCTTACCGGATCGCCCAGGCCCCTCCCGCCTTTGGTTATTTCGCAGGCCATGATTTCATTTTTGCCGACCTTGTACTTGACCTGCGAGGGTAAATATAGCGCCTTGGATTTCTTGTGTTGGTAGATCATCATCGCTGTTCTCCTTGTTGATGCCTGTCAGTTGTGTGCAGGCTGGCATAATTACGCCCCTTCGGTAATCTCACACAGTTTCTTGAAGTGTTGGTTGGCGGCATACGCCAGCGCTTCATGGCCGGACATTCCCGCTTTTTTCTTGATCGCGTAATAGGAATATGCGCGGCTGCACAAAGCTTTTTCGCATATCGAGGTTCCAGAGCCGTCTTTCAATTTCAAGTACGCCCCCCAACCCTTCAAAGTCGTTTACGTTGGCATCTTTCAGCATTTCAGCGATGTATTCGTTCATGGCTTTATCCTTTCAGGTTCTGAATGGGTCGTTAAGTAGGGCCTTGCAATGGAAGCAATGTAATTGGCGCAATTCTAATTCCTTCTTCCGTTCGTCCACCGACTGGCTCACCAGTAGAGACAGCGGGAGCGCGAACTTCGTCTCTTTGCCACAACGCGGGCAAGCGTAACTGGCTTCATCGATCGGCTTGTCATTCATTTCCGTTTCTCCTGTTTGCTTTGTTTGTCCGTTTCTCATGTTTACAACTATAGTCGTTAGCGGTATGGTTGTCAAGTAAAAAATGAAAAAATAATAAAAAAATAAAACCGTGTGTTTTTAGATAGTTAGCTTGCCTATGGCCGTTCCCTGTAAAAAAGCCGTCGTTTTTTCTGAAAAAATAAGCCACTAGCATGGCATCCGCTCCCGCTCCTATGGTTCCCGCATGGCAATCCAAGGACCGATGGAAAGACTAATCAAGGGACTCCCCCCGGAGCATGTCGCATACTTTGAAGAGTGCAGGGAAAACCCGTGGAAATGGGGCGAACTCGTTATTGCGAACCGGGAGACCGGGGAAAACTACAAATATTGGCCCCATCAAAAAGAGGATTTGGAATGCAAGGCTAAAATGATTGTCCACCAGGACGCCGCCGATGTAGGAAAAACCACCGCCCTCATAACCGACATAATCCATTTTCTCTGCTGGACTGAAAACCTTCTCGGATTATGCATCGCTCCGATCTCGGCTCACTATCGGCCAATCATTGATGAAATTAAATGGCAGATCGACCAAAGCCCCCTGCTGCAAGAAATGTTCAAGATAAAAGGTGAATCACCATATTTTTGGGTCCAGTTCAAAGGCGGCTCAAGGGTAGATTTCAGACCGGCCGGTATCGATGGCGATGCGTTCAAGGCTCAACACGTCCACAAAATCTGGATCGACGAAGCGGCCCGAATTTCAAAACGAGCCTGGCATGTCATGCTCGAACGCCTTGTTAAAACCTACAAGAAAGCCCAAATCCGGGCGTACTGCTATCCAGACGGACGCCGCGATACTGAATACTACAAAGCTACTCAGGATACAGACTGGAAAGTATTTAAGGTTCCACAATCAGCCCGCCCTGATTGGGATGCCGAAAAGGAACGGGAAGCCCGGAAAAAGCACGGCGATCCGACCACGCCCGAATATCAACACATGGTTATGGGTGAACATGGAAGGCCGTGCGATTCCGCTTTCAATCAAAACAACTTTGCGGCCTGTCAACATAATATTCCAGGCTACAAGGTCCGCAAAATCGAGCAAAGCGCTTTTCACAACTTGGCGGATGAAAAGGCAATAAACGAGCGGATCAATTTTCTTTTCAGCACCCTGCCGTTGCCGAAACCTGGATACCGCTGGTTGGGGCTTGACCCTGCCTACACCGCCGATCCATGTGAGTATGTCATTTGGTCCGAAGATGACCGGGGCCATATGACAAGGCTATTTCGCATCCACACTGAAAAGCTTTCCCATCCGATCAAAGCAAAGATGATCGCCGCCCTGGATCGCATCTATCATTTCAACGGCATCGGGATTGATAACGGTGGCGATGGTATTTCGATCATCGATGATCTTTTGGCCCGTGATGAATTCAAGGATTTGCGCGGTCCGCAAAGTCGCCTTGAAGACAGGCTTTACGGCTTTTCATTTGGCTCGACCATGATCATAGACGTAAACGCCGAAGATGGCGCTGAGATCAAGCAGAATACCAAAGTCTACGCAACCAATCTTCTCAATGCCGCCATGCAGCGCCGTTCCGCCACTTGGCCGGTTGCCGAATACACGACCAAAAAGGCAACAAAAGAGGTTGACCCGGAATCAGAAAGCCAATATATCAACCAAACCTACACCCTCACGGATAGAACAATCGTTTACTCCAAGGGCAACGATCACATTATCGATGCCGACCGTTGCGCCTGGCTGGTCCGTGAAACTGTCGTGAGGCTGTTTGACCTAGCAGGCGGTTATACTGAAATCAGCTACACGCCGCCCGCCCTGACCAATCCTATTTTTTAGCTTCCCGTCTTTTTCTTTCTGAGCATCTGCGTAAGCCAGAAACGGATAACCGCTTCCATGTCCTTATTGATCGATCCATCCGGGTAAATGACTCTCAGGGCAATCGCCTGTTTGATTTTGGGAAGCAGGTTCATTATCAGTGGGGCGCTCACCATATCGTGCAACCCATCTTCGTCAATCTTTACCTGCGACCAAAGCCATTCCCATTTTTCGCTTTCATCTTCCGGTTCTTCCTGATCCGTGCCGATAAACCGGACCAAATTAGGCGACCACGTTTCGACCAACTGGCATAGTGCCTCATCTCGTTCAATCGCCGTGACGACTTTTCGGTTGTATTTTTCGGCTAACCTGAAAAGTTCCAGCACCTTGTCGAATTGTTCTTTCGGTTCCATCACGCGGCTCCTTTGGCATGTGAAGAATTTGGGGCGCATAGCAATAGCTGCACCCATGCTGGCAACCTCGATACAGATTACAGGCTAGAGGGCTGTATTCGAGGGCCTTTCCTTTTGGTGGATAGATGACTGTCATTGACTTTCTCCTTGCGCCTTATTTCCGCTAGTTTTCAGCGTCTCTTTCGCCTTGGTTTTCTTCGCGGACTTGTCCAGGACCGCTTCCTTCCCGGTGAATTGCTCGAATCTTTTCACGGCCACGTCAACATAACGGGGCTCGATTTCGATTGCGAAGCATCGGCGGTTTAGTTGTTCGGCGGCGATGATGGTTGTTCCTGAGCCGGAGAAGGGGTCGTAAACAACCATTCCCTTTTTACTGATACGGTTTAGAATATCAGAGACAACAGATATCGGCTTGATTGAACCATGCCATCCCAGCGAATCGTCAATCTCGTGTGAAACTTCCGAAACTTTATAAACATCGTGATTATAGGGCTTTACCTCATTCCACGGCGGATTGCCAACCGAAAACACAAGGATGGATTCTGAAATCAGAATCCATCCGCGCCAAGGAAAGGTACATTGCGCCTCTTTGTAAAGGCTCAAAATTCGCTCAAACTTGTATCCCGTTTTCCGCATTTCATCTAGCAAGGTTGGAAATGTCCGCGTGGACTGAAAAGAAACAATAGCCGCGTTTTCAACGGGAAGGTTTGCAACCATGCCAGCGATTAAATCACTCTGCATTTTAGGCGCGTCG